CGTCGTAAACGAGGAAGCCGTCTGTTGCGGCGAGCGTTGAAGAATCAAGCTGAGAAAGGCTGCCCGGCTGGGCCAGCGTGGTGAGGTCTGCGTCAGCGGATTGCTTCCCGTCAATCTGGGTCTGAATCGCGCTCGTCACACCATCGAGATATCCGAGCTCCGTCGAAGATACGTTGCCAACAGAGGTTGATGCCGGGAGCGTTACCGTCCCAGTAAATGTCGGGCTGGACAGCGGGCTGTAGGTCGATGCAATCGTAGATGTATCAGCAAGCTCTCTCCAAGGATACCAAGTCCCGTTGTAGTATGCTCTGGTATAAATGATACCACTGTTGTACAGCGTGTACCGCTGATAGACCATAAGGCCATCTGCTGTAACCTCCAACATCCCGGCCTCCGCCTCTGGATAGTTGGTTCCTGAAGAAGCGTTGGCTACCGTGTTTTGATGATAAAACCCAGCGGTGATATAGGTGTTCAGATCAGCCGAGCCGGGAATATCTGTTCCTTGCTTCCAAACTGCGTCAGTAATGCCATACCCTGAAAGCGTGGTCGGCTTCCCAGTAATACCGGAAAACGGGGCGGCAGATGCAGTTGTCGCTGTTGCCGCGTTTCCACTGATAGATATCGACCAAGTGCCAGTCGCTCCGGTGCCGTCGTTCTCAACATAGCGGCCATCAAGATCCTTCGTGACCGTGCCGCCATCTTGGCGATTGAGAGTCAGGATGCCAGTAGCGGTGTCAAAGCCGATCGTGTTTACTTTGTCGCCATAGGCGGCGTCCCACTCACCTACTTTTGAGTCGGTGATGTTGTTAACGCCCATGTCGATGATCTGGCCGTTAGCATCCAGCGTTCCACCCAATTGTGGCGTCGTGTCCTGCACCAGTTCGGTTATGCCGCCAGCAGCTCCGTTGATCGTGAACGATGTTCCGGTCCTTGAGACAGTTACACCACCAGATCCGGTGAAGTTGATTGTATTTCCAGCGGCGATATTTTGAGCCGTGCCGGAGTTGGCCTGCACGTTGAAGTTGGTCGTGTTCGTATCGGTGGCGGTAATCGTTACGGTATTGCCAGAGTTCGAGACGCTCGCGGATCCGGCACCGACAAAAGTAACAGTCTCGTTCTTGCTGATGGCTTCAGTTGTGGTGCCGCCGTTCAGGTTCCATCCTTGGTAGTTATCATACGTTGCGCTAGAAAACGCGAGAGCACCAAGGGTCCGCTTCTCAACCCGGCCCGCAGCGGTCAGCGTAACGAATGGATCGGTCGTTGATGTGGTTGTTGCGATCCCGGTGAAGTTGACGCTTGCATTGCTGGCTGTAAGGCCATTGACGCTAATGGAGTTGGTCGTCGTGCTCCCGTTGTCGGTAACACCCTGAAGTGTCAGGGACGCCGCCGGGACATACGATAAGTTCCACAATGAACCATCGAACACCTTCATCCTATTGACGTTGGTGTCGAAATACATGGCTCCGATGATCAGCGCGTTCCCGTCATTATCAACGGTAGGGTCCGACGCCTTTGCGCCAAGATATCTATCGTCAAACGAATCGTAGGCCGCCTCAGCCGCGTTCTTTGCGGCCAGCGCAGAAGATGCAGAGCTGGATGCGCTTGATGCCTGAGTGGTTGCGATTCCAGCTTGGGTCGTTGCAGTTGATGCCGACGTTGACGCAGAGGATGCCGAGCTTGACGCAGACGATGCCGATGCCGAAGCGGAGCTTGCGCTAGAAGATGCCTCGCTCGCTTTGGTGTTAGCTGTCGAAGCACTTGTGCTTGCGGATGATGCGGACGATGCGGCGGCATTCTGAGACGATAACGCTGCGGCTGCGCTTCCTGATGAGGCTGTTGCATACCCGGATGCAAGATTTACCTGCGAGGTCATGCTGGTCTCGACCCAGTTCTTGGTCGTCGCGTGGTCTGAGTTGACAGGCTCGCCTACTGGCACTGGGCCTTCAAAACCAGCCTCTCCGGTCTTTGGAGCTGGCAGTCGGTCGAACCCCGCGACAGTGTTTTCGTAGCGGGTGTTTACATCGCTAGATCGAGCAATATCGCCAGCACCAAGCGGAGAGAGGTCTGGTACATACTGATTGGTCATCTAAGGAGTCTCCTCGGTGAGTAATGCACCGTGATGCCGTAAATGGTGTGGACGGAGTCGGTTGCTGACTGAGAGCTGATGAGGACGGCCATGTTCTTTCCGACCACGCTGCAACGAACCTTCGCATCGTGGTGATAAAACGAGTCCCAGTAGAATTGGTTCCAGACGGCAAAGTCCCACAAGGCCCCGTCAGTCTGGGCAAGAGAGCCCGTGTTGCCGCGAGAGATGAGCCCTTTGCCGTAGTCAGTTGTTCCGGCAACGCTCAACGTCACCGACTCTCCGTCAACAGAGAGGTCCGGCTGGATCAGCCTGAAACGCTTGAATAACGTCGGAGATCCGTGATGGTGGAAGCTCGTGACCAAGTAGGAGTAAATCGGGTTTCCGGCGAAGCTTGTCCCAACTTCGAGTTCGTATACGTTGCCGTCATCAGACCCGAAAAATGCTCGGCTGGTGCCGCCAGAGAAGACGCCTTCGCAAGCCGAGGTGACCGCGTGGTCATAAGCGACCCGCATGACCCCTATCAGTTCCGTGCCAGCAAAAGTGAAATAAAGGCCCTGCTTCCCCTTATATAGCCGGTACTGGCTAGATGCCCTATTGATTACGCCGATGGACCCCGCCCCAAAATTTCCCATGTAGGAAGTGATCTTCTGGGACAGAAGCGCGAACGAGAAATTGCCGAATGCTTGAGTCGCCGATAGGCTGATGAGCCCCTGTTGCTCTAGCCCGAATACTTGTCCGCCAATGTTTGCAAGCGTCCTCGAAAAGACGCCGGCCTCCGTCATATTGTCCAGCCTGAAATCGGCAGCGGTTGCGCCAGACAGGATCTTGGTCGAATTCTCGCTGGCAACAATCAGCGCGCTTGGCGCAGACATCAGGTCGGTTATCGTGTCTCCAACTGCTACCTCGAAGGCATAGCTGACCGGATTGAAATTGGTTGGATCTCCGATGGCGCTACATATCAAGCTGGACTCAACAGCCAAAAACAGGTGGCTCTGGTAGGTAGCCACAGAGGACGGCTTGTCGTTTGGCGTGCCTGTCGCAATCTGAGACAAGGCGGTCCCGTCAAACTTAACGGCCTTGTCCACCCCGTTTACGATGAACATCTCCTCTTGAGAGTCCTGCCCGTAAAAGTTGTGATTGATCGCCTTGTATGTGCCGCCTGTTGACCAAGTGAAGGCGTTGTTTACCTCAACCCATCCTGACGGTGTTGCCTTGTAAAGCCGCCCGTTTGCTCCGTCCTCTCTGATCGCGTACACGGAGCTCTTGTAAACGTGAACCATCAGGACGCTGCCCGAGCCGGGAACCGTCTGTGACGCCGTTGTCTGGCCGTCGTACCTGTCGTACCCGTATATCCTGCGGTATCCGCCGCCTATTAGGGCCTCATAGTTCGTTGCATCAATAACCTCGCCGGGCTGAGTAGCCAGAGGCGGGGCTTCAAGGTTCCATCCTCCGATCAGCGGGAAGTAGCTTGGCGTTATCATGCAAGAGCACCAGCCGCCTGAATGGCGGCGAGTTGATCTCTCTCAAGGTCAGCCAGCAGCGATTCGTATGCGATAAACGCCTTCTTCTCAAGCTCTGGCGCAACGTCAAACAGGGCGTATTCACGCAGGGCAGAGTAAACGATGATCATGTGATATCTGGGGGGCATGGACGGCGCATCGTTATTCACCGCCATGCTCGTCGGCCGCGAGTAATACTCGTATGAGACCGTTAAGTCCGATGTTGGCTCGGCATTAAATATCAGGACACCGTCCGGACGAACCGCAAACACGGAAGGAATGCCATCGCTGATCACTCGGTAGGCGTTCGCGAATTCGTCGTAGTCGGCACGCTGAAGGAATGCACCACCGACGGTTACGCGCTTCACCGACTCAACCGTTGACGAAAGCGTGATCAGGTGAGACCCGGAAGACAGGGTCGATGTGCCGGAACCCCACATCCACCCCCAGTCTGCCCTCATCGACTGGAGCTGAACCCATGCATCGTTCACCCAATCGGTGATCCGCTTCATGTCTCCGGTTTGCCCCTCGACAGATGTCGGGCCGCTATCTGCGATACCCGTCTCCCGAACAAGGCGCTGGCAAAGCTCCAGATAATTCATCTATCAGTTCTCTACGCGGAATGGGTATGTCGGTACTTTCTTGGACGTTCCAGTCTTCGGGTTGATAATCAACTGCTGGGCATCCTTCAGAACGGCAACGACCTCTGGCGGGACAGCGACGGGCTCTCCCCTGCGAATCCTGTAGCTCTTTCCATTAACTCCGACAAATGCCGGCTGCTGGTCTTTCTCGTCCTCTGCTATGACGATCGTGATCCAGCCTGCCTTTCGGTCAGGCGTTTCGTCCTTCTTCTTGAGGTCCGAGGGCGGCTCTACTTCTATCGCGGAGCGGATACGCTCGCGTAGCGCGTCAGCGCTGGGGTTGCCCTTGATCACGATGCCAAGGATTCGCGCCTGTTCTTTCAGCTCATCCAGCGAAAGGTTGTAAAGGTTCACTTCCGACATGTTTCTCTCCTGCGGCCCGAAGGCGGCAAAAATAAAAAAGGGGCCGACCGTAGGGTGAGCCCCAAAAGAAAGGGGGGCCGAAGCCCCCCTCTGGCTACCTTTCGTTATCTATTAGAGAACGCTGGCAGCCACTTCGAGACGAGCCATCCACGCTTGGTTAGCAACGAAAGACTTGTGATAGGTCTTCCAGCCAACCAAACCCTTCTGACCCAGCGGATCGCTCTTATCAAGCTGGCCCGGGTTGATGATCGTCGGGGTGATTGCCTCAGCACCCTTCAGAGCAACGTGACCATACGCATCCTTGCCCGCGTAAATTACCGGGTAGACATCTGCGTTGGTGCCGCCAGTCGAGATCTTCGTGCCGCCAGCAGCGCCGCCAGCGTCTTCGATCGAGGTGAGGACGGGCGAAAGGATGTAACGCACATCTTCAACCTTGCCGATCTCGTATGGCAGAGGCTTCATCGAGCCGTACTTCTCCGTCGGAACGAACCCAACCAGATCGCGGATGTCCGCTTCCAGATCGGTGTGCGCGAACGCAATGAACGCAGCATCAACGGCTTCCGTGCCGTACTTGACGGACGAAGACAGCATCGAGGTGATCTTCTTGGCGCGCTCTGACTTGAGGGCGCGAGTGATCGCCCGCTGCTTGTCCAGCGTGATGACCGTGTTTACAGCGTTACGGGCCGCGCCGTTAGCGTAGAACACGTTGGTGCCGCCCTGCAGAACACCCCACATGAGGGTTTCGATCGTCTCTGCTGCCTGCTCGCCACACATCATGGCGGCATCCTTGAGTACCGGATCTTCAGCCAGATCGTGGACAACGTCGGTGATTTCAACGACATCGCCGTACTGGCTCAGGGTTACCGTTACGTCCTCGTAGCTCATTGCCTTAGCGGTCGGCGGGGTGCCTTCCGTCAGCGGCGTGGTTGCTACGGCAAGGGGAACCGGGCGACGGAACTTGACGACATTCGCCTTGTTCGCCGGCATCGGCTTGGCCATTCCAAACTTGGAGAGGCAGAGGATCGGCTCAGCGTGAGCCAGCATTTCCTTTGCTGCGAACGCATTGGTGCGCTGCGAAAGGCCAGTGTAGGTCGTTGTTGCCATTATTGAGTCTCCTATTGAGCGTTGATTGGCAAATTAAAAGGAAATAATCGACCGATCACCTTGCCCAATGAGGAGACATCATCCACTTGCGGCTTTCGCGGCTAGGATTATGTAACGTCATTGTCTTGGTGGTAGTCATTGCGCTTACCCCTTATCGCGAGGCGAAGAACTCAAACGCGGCCTCGAAGTCGTCCTCGGGCGGCATGTTTGATCGCGTTCTGGACCCTCGCGCAGGAACGGTCTGCGCTTGTCGAAGCTGCTTCTCTCGACGCTGCTTCAATTCTGTGGATGCCTGTATGCCGGGCATCAAATCATTCTTGTAGGTGCGGATCAGATAGGCGGCATCGCCAGCCTGATTGCTCGACATCATGTCCTGTATGTGGCTCGGCTGGGCCTGCACCCAAAGCTTAAAGCTTTCTGATTGAGCAACCTCCCTGTAATCAGGGTGCTGCATCTCCAGAATCCTGAACTGGT